CTTGAGACAGGAAAGTTCTATAAGGCGCTCTCTGATTTCCTTGTGGACCTCCCTGTGTACAAATATGCGGTTATCAAAGGCCCGACTACGCGCCGCCATAAGACGCTGAAGTGGGGGAACCCGAAGACCGGCGAGCAGAAAATTCGCATGACCGAGGAGGCGAAGTTCTTCTGGGATCGCGTATCCCCCTGGGATATCTGGTTCTCTCCCGGCGCCACCGACATCGAGAACACCGATACGTTTGAGCGCCAGCGGCTCTCGGTCTCGGACTTCTACGACATGATCGGCCTGCCGGGGTACCGCGATGAAGACATCCGAGCCATCATTCAATCCTATGAAACTCGCGGATTCAAAGAGTGGATCCAGATCTTCGACTACGAGCGCGCCTTCATGGAAGGACGCAACAACGTACTTGACGATTCCTTTATCAACGCGATCGAGTTCAACGGTTTCATTCTCGGCAAATATCTCAAGGAGTACGGCATACCTGGGATTGACGATGACCTTAAGCCCTATTTTGTGACCTGTTGGATGGTGGACAAGAAGATCTTCAAGGTGATGATGAACCCCTCGCCGCGTTGCCGCGTGCCGTACTACATCACCAGTTTCGACAAGCAGCCCGGTAGCCTCTTCGGTAATGGCATCCCTGGGCTCGCCAACGATTTGACGGACGTCATGAACGCGTGCTTGCGCGCGGTCGTGAACAATATTGCGATCAGCTCAGGGCCGCAGGTGGTTTACAACGAAGACTTGATATCACCAACTCAGGACGACAAGCTGTACCCATGGAAGCGGTGGCGGTACACCGGCGATCTGTCCCAGCCGAACGCAAAGCCCGTCGAGTTTTTTCAGCCCACTGACAACTCCGCCGCAGTGATGCAGGTGTTCGACAAGTTCTCGGTGATGCTCGACGACGTATCGACAATACCCCGGTACCTGACTGGTGGTGGGGCGAATTCCGGTGCCGGTAGAACCGCTTCTGGTCTGTCGATGCTGATCAACAACGCGAACAAGACGCTGCAGAACGTCGCGGACAATATCGACAACGATATCTTTGAGCCGCTGATCACGCAGCTCTACGATTTCATCATGCTCACGGACGACACCGGCATGCTCCGCGGCGACGAGAACATCGTGGTCGATGGCGTGCGCCAGGCCGCGAAGCAGGACCAGGATCTCACCAAGCAGCTTCAGTTCCTGCAGCTCGTGAACAACCCGAACTACCAGGCGATGCTGGGCCCTTCGGAGACCGGCGTGCTGCTGCAGTCGATCGCCGAGAACCTCGGCATCGAGATCGAGGTCAAGCAGGCTGATGCGCTTCCCGGCGGCGGCGCGCCCCCGCCACCTCCGCCACCACCTCCGCCACCACCTCCGCCGCCCAAGATCGTGCTGCAGGGCCAACTCAGCCCGCAGCAAACCGCGAGCATGGTAGGCGGCCAGGGCGGCCCGAACCCCAGTGGTGACAAGAACCCAATGCCAAGCGGCGCAGCGCTGCCTGGCGCTGGCGGCCAGCAGGGCGTGACCCCCGCACCGCAGGTGACGCCGCAAAATAATTTCCGCCCAGTTGCTTAACATAACGACTGGTGTATAGTTCGTGATACCAGTGCCCATACGGGCGTGAGGACATAATGGCCAAGAAAGCAAGTTTCGGTGTTACCAGCGACGAGCCGTGCGGCACGACTTTCACTCATGGTGGTCAGCCGAAAATGGCAGGCGCCCACAACACCAAGCGCAAAGCCCAATTCGGCGTGGTGCGCGAGGCCGTCGGTGCCACGATCAACGTGAATTCCCCGGCGATCGGCGAGTTTCCGAAGGCCGACAAGGCGAAGCTCATGGGCGTCAAGGTCATCGCGAAGACTTCCGGCCAGGGTGACTATTCACCCAAGAAGTCCGGTCCAGAGAATTTCGGCGGCAGCGAGGGCGTCAAGGGCACCATGAAGTCCGGTAAGATGGACCGGAAGTCGCAGCGGTTCACTTAAGTGGGCGTCAACGTCTCCAAGCCCAGCAAGCCCGGCGCGCACACCGCGCAGGCGCAGTCCGAGGGTTCCAAGCAGATCAAGATCGAGCATCTGAGTTCGATCTCGACCCCTGCCGACATCGGCAAGGCGCCCCCGAGCCGCATCTACACACGCGACTACAGCAAGGCCCAGAACACCGAGAAGGATGATCTGGTCGGCCCCGTGCTGGGGAATCCGTTGCGCTGGTGAGTACCAAGGACAGCCTGGAAAGGGCGCTCGACGGCATGCGTGGAGCGCCTTTTTTTAACGATTTCATAAAGACGTTGGAAGCCCGTAAAGCGGACATTGTGACCCGCTGGATGGCTTCCACAGATCCCAACCAGGACGCGGCGCTCAAAGGTGAGGCGCGTGCCATCGACTACATCATCAGAGCAGGAACCCGATCATGACCGACCGCCGGAAAATCAGCCAGAACGTGCCGAACGCCCTTCGCAAGCAGATCCGCGAGTCCGATCGGATCCTTGAGCAGATGCACACGCCCGCCGCGCCGACGCTTCAACCTGTGCCGCCGACGTTCGAAGTCCAGCCGTTCGATCCGAGCGCAGCGCCGCCGGAGCCTCCTGCAGCGGCGCCGCCGCCAAGCGCCGAAGCGCGCCCCGCGCCCGCGGATGACCCCGAGCAACGGTATCGCGTGCTGCAAGGCAAGTACGACAAGGAGACTTCGCGCCTGATGGGCGCTGCGCAGGTGCTTCAGGAGGAGAACAACCGGCTTTTGAGGCGTCTGGAAGAGGCCCGCGCCGCGCCGCCGCCCGCTAACACACCTGTTCCACGTGAAACACAGTTCGATCTGACTGCTGTCTCTCAGAAAGAACGTGAGGAGTACGGCGACGAGCTGATTCAGCTCATGGCGAAAATCTCCAAGGCCAACGGCGGCGCCGAAGTGGCGCGTTTGACCCAGGAGCTTAACCAGCTCAAGGGTCAAATCCAACAAACCAGCACTGCGGTGGCGCAGACTTCACTGGAAAAAGTGTATACCGAGCTAGATCGATGGAATCCTAGCTGGACAGTTGTCAACAACAGCCAAGAATTTCTTGACTGGTTGGGTGGTGTTGACATAATCTCAGGACAAGCTCGTAACAACGGGCTTCAAAGCGCCTTCAGGGCTGGCGACGCGCACCGGGTCGTTGGAATCTTCAGGGCGTTTGTAGAGGAAGACGCACGGAACCGAGGAACTACTGCTCCGCCTCCACCCACGGTGGACAAGAACAGCCTCCTCGCCCCCGGACAGCCGAGGGGTCAAACTCCGCCAGCTCCTAATGGTACGGGTAAGAGAAACTGGACCGAACAAGAGGTCGAGGATTTCTACTCGCGAGTGCAACGCAAGAGAATTTCCGAAGAAGAGCGCACTGCGACTCAGAAGGAGATCAATCTTGCCCTGGCCGAAGGCCGGATTATTCCGCGCCGCCGCGAGGGCATCCAAAACGTGAGTTAACCATTGCCCTAGTGGCAGGAGCTTGAGAAGATCATGGCAAACGTAGGCCAGTATCCAGTTGGTACGCCGTATACCGGCAGTACCGCGAACCCCGCATATAGCGGTATTTTCATTCCGGCGGTCTGGTCGGGCAAATTCGTGGAGAAGTTCTACGATGCCACCGTCCTGGGCGCCATCGCGAGCACGGATTACGAAGGTGAGATCCGCAATTTCGGCGACACCATCAACATCCGCACGAACCCGACGATCAACGTGCAGGCGTACACGACCGACCAAGCACTCTCCGTGCAACGTCCGTCGAGCAACCTGGTCACGCTGTCGATCAACCAGGGTGCGTACTTCAACACCGTCCTCGATGACGTGTTCGAGATCCAAGCCGATGTGGACTTGCTGAGCAACTGGGCCGACAACGCCTCGGAGCAAATGAAGGTCTACGTCGATACCGCAATCCTGAGCCTGACTCAAACAGGCAACCAGGTCGCTGGTGCCACGACCGTGATCGTAGCTTCCGGCGGCACGCAGAACATGGCGTATCCCGCGGGTCGTCTGAGCCAGACGATCAACCTGGGCAGCTCCACGAACAGCTCTCTGTACGTCGGTGCCAGCAAGTACTACGGTGCTCCGTTGTGGCTGGCGCGTGCGCCGAGCACCGCGGCTCCTGTTGGCACGGTCTTCGGCGTAGCCGCCGCGACCTCGCCGAACATCGCCGCAGCCGGTTTCACCAGCGCGTCGCCGCGCGGAATTCTGGACTTCATCATCGACTGCGGCCAGGTGCTGGACGAACAGCGCTGCCCGGAAACTGGTCGTTGGATCGTGCTCCCGGCTTGGGCCGCAGCCATGATCAAGCGTTCGGCCTTCCAGCAGGCGTACCTGACCGGCGACTCGGTCTCCATCGCGCGCAACGGGCGCTTGGGAATGATCGACCGCTTCACGGTGTATGTGTCCAACCTGCTGCCGATCGGCTCGGGCGCGGGCGCGGGCACCGCGGGTGCGACTTCTGCGGCGACGGCGGCCCTCGCCACCACGCTGGCAGTCGGTGAGTACGCTGCGTACTTCGGCCACAGCTTGGGATTGACCTTTGCGTCGCAGATGACCAAGGTCGAAACCCTGCGGTCCGAGAGCACCTTCGGCACCTTGATGCGCGGATTGCAAGTCTGGGGCTACCAGGTGATCAATCCAACCATCGTCGGCGCTGCAGTGATCGCGAACTCCGGCCAGTAATACTGGTTCCTTCGAGTGAGACTGGGGCCGGTGGGAGTTTCCTACCGGCCCCTTTTTCTTAGGGTGGTGCAATGGTCACGACAGTCACGAAAACGATAGACGATCTCGCCACGGAGGTCCGCTTCATCCTGAACGATGAGCAGGTGCCGTACCGATACAGCGACGAGCGCATCATCTACCATCTCAACACGGCGCTGCGCGAGATCTATCGCTTGCGGCCCGACCTGTACATCTCGTTCACCAACGCGATTCTGGGCGCGAACCTAGTGAACACGTATTCAACCTCGGATCTTCAGGTGATCGACGGTGAGGCGAATCCTACGCCGCCGGTGCCCGCGACGCCGTTCCCGCTCGATGACCGCCTGGCCTACGGGCCGTGCGTGTTCTATGTGGCAGGCCGCACCGAGATCGAGGACGACGAGTTCGCCGACAACAACCGCGCCATGATCCTGATGCAACAGTTGAAGGCGCAGCTTCAAGGAGAGGGCGGCTAATGCCTACGCTGACACAGACCCAAGGCGGCCAATCGAGCGCCGCGATCAACGGCCAGAGCCTGGAGTACATCTCGCAGCAGGTGATCCTGCAATGCCCCGGCGCGCCCGATGCGCTGGTTCAGAGTGTGCTCAACAACGTGGTACGAGATTTCTACTTCAAGAGCACCGGCTGGCGTGAAGTGATCGGCCCCTACACGATCGTGCCGGGAGTGAACCGGATCGCGCTCAATCCAGTGGACCAGTATTCTCAGTGCCAGGACGTGCTTGGCGCGTTCGTTTGGCCGAATTATGACGCGGGTCAAACCCTGCGGTGGCTGCGCCCGCTGCAGCGCCAGCCGTTCGGGCCAGGGCTGACCACCAACACCGGGCCGCCGTACACCTATTACATGGACGGCCCTGACACCATGTTGCTCTATCCGAACTCGGACAAGCTCTATGGCAACCTGCTGTACGTGTACATGAGCCTGGTGCCCGCGCTGAATGTCGGGCGCCTGCCCAACATCAGCATGAGCCACCACTTCGACGGGCTGTTCTATGGCACGCTGAAGCGGCTCTGCGAGATGCCGAACAAGCCGTGGACGGTGAAGGATCGCGCGGTGATCAACGACTGGGGCCGCATGAACCGGCAGCAGATCCTGATCGCACGCGACCAAGCGAACCGCGGCTTTGGCCCGAGTGAAGACGTGCAGCGGTTCCCAAACTTCGCTGGGCGCTACAGCCAGAGCCCGCAGCATGCGGGTGGACCGGGGTTCTAAGTGGCCGTCACCGACTTCGTTTACGCCAAGGCTCGCGCCGCGCTAGGCCAAGGGCAGATCAATCTGCTCACGGCCAACGTCGAAGCGATGCTCGTGAGCGCCGCCTATGTGCCGTCACCGAGTTCGGATCAATACGTCTCGACCATTGTGAACTCAGGCGGGATTGTGTTCCGCGATTATGCGCTCACCGGGAAAGCATTTTCAATTTCGGGCGGCTTTCAAGGAAACGTACCCTTGCTTGCCTCGATCGCTTCCGCCACGATTATCACAGCGATAGTCTTGTACATTAACACTGGAGTCGATTCGACCTCGCCGCTTTTGTATTACAGTGCTGGCGGCACTGGGTTTCCGTTTCTCGCCGCCGGATTTGATTATGCGATCTCGTATGATCAATCCGCCGGGGGCTGGTTTCAGGCGTGACGTGTGATCCATATTGGAGTGACGTAGTCCTCTTACTGCACTTTGATGGCGCCAACGGCGCGACAACGACCACGGATTCATCGTCGTACGCTAACACCATAAATTTTGGTGGTGGCACGGCGCTCGAAACTTCCCAAGTTCTTTATGGTACGGCGTCGTTAAGCGTCCCTGGTCCGAACGCTTTCTATAGCCCAGAAGGTGTTTACACCAACCACTACGCGCCGGGCAGCGCGCTCGATATTCTGCGCCTAACCGATTGGACAATTGAGTTCGCTGTGAATATGCCCGCCAATGGCATCACAGCATTCGAATACGGAACGGATGGTTTTAATCCAGGCGTGCCTGCTGCAAACCCCCCCGGTCAGATGCCGATCTACATTTCTGTCAGTAGTGGCACGATGACGATAACAGTCGCGGATTATAGTGCATTCGGGACCGGCGGCCAATTTTCAGGATCTCTGTCTTATACCGCTGGCACATGGGTACAAGTAGCGGTTGTCAAAAACGGCGATGGCACGAATATCGTTGTTTACGCGAATGGGGTATCGGTAGGCTCCGGGGGATTCAACTGGCTTTCATACAACTATACAAACGGGGGAGGCGCCAATTGTGTCTGTATTGGACCGATCAACGCTTCGTATAACCCCGGAAATTATGCCGCTGCCTATTTTGACGAAGTGCGCGTCACGTCAGGAGTGGCGCGCTACACGGCAAACTACACCCCCGCGTCTGCGGCATTTCCATCGACCACTTGCACCGCTACTGTACCTAACGTGGTTGGCGACACCCTTTCGGTAGCAACCACTGCGGTCATTGCGGCGGGTTTGGTTGTAGGGACCGTCACATACACATCGAGCGGCACGCCAAACGAAGTCTATAGCCAAAGCCCCACCGCAGGTACGGGGGTGTCAACCGGCAGCGCTGTGAATCTGGTCATCACCTATCCACCAATTCCAAATGTGGTGGGGGATACGCTTGCTGCTGCGACCGCGGCACTCACTGCTGTGAGTTTGACGGTAGGCACTGTCACATACACGTCCAGCGGAACGGTCGGGACGGTTTACAGTCAGAGCCCCGCCGCGGGTGGGGTGGCTACTCCGGGTAATACCGAGAATCTGGTCATCACTTATTGCACGGTGCCCAACGTGGTTGGCGACACTCAGGCCGTGGCGACCTCGGCGATTACCGGAGCCCTGCTGACGCTCGGGATGGTCTCGTCTGCTGTCAACGCCGTAACAGCAGGGAATGTGATTTCTCAAAGCCCTACCGCTGGGGTGCTCGAGCCACCTGGAACTCCGGTCAATATCTCGGTTTCGCTTGGACCGAACCCCTCCGGCACGGTGTACCTTCAAGCCAAGTTTGTGCCAGCAACCGTCGGGGCTGCTATTATGACGGCGAATCCGGGCAATATTCATCCGCGGATCACTCCGCCAGAACGTGACACCACAGTGAGGATTAATCCATCATGGCGCAGCTTGTAGCAACAGAGGAGCAAAGTCCCAACGAGGTACTCAGGTACCTGCTGGACTATACGCTCGACTTGAATACCGGAGAGTCGCTTTCGACCTTGACCTGTACCGTGACATCGACGACGGACAACCCGCCAACGCTGGTGATCAACAACATCGCGCTGGCGCCCGCCGTGTCGGGCCAGATCACGCAGGCGACTTTCTTTGCGAGCCTCGGTAAAGCAGGCAACAGCTATGAAGCCAGCTTCTTGGCAACAACGACGCTCGGGCAGGTGTTCGAGTCGGTAGTGGCGTTCAACATTGTGAGCTTCCAATAATGGCTATCTTTCTTTTTGCGGACAACGCGAGCACTGCGCTCGCCTCTGGGATAGGCACCAGCGACACCACCTGCACGGTGACGGCCACCACGGGATCGGAATTCCCGGCGCCCGGTGCTGGCCAACAAGTTGCCATCACCTTTGAGGATGTCTCGGGCGACATCGAGATCGTCTACTGCACGGGGCGCACGGGTGACACGCTGACAATTGTGCGCGCCCAAGAAGGTACTACGGCCCGCGCATTCGCCTCGGGCACCATCGTCGAGAACCGCGTCACCAAGGGCTCGCTGAATGCGTTCTTGCAGAAAAATGGCGGCGATACGATTACCGGCACTACTACAGTGTCGGGCGTCCTGCAGCTGGGTTCTGGCGGCTCGATCCAGGGCGGCGAGTACGCCGGGGGTTATGTGCGCTCGGGCGCGGGCGTCACGGCGGGAGAGATCTATGTTTCTGCAGGCGTACCGTATAGCGGCACAAGCGTGCTACTGACTTCCGCAAACATCGCGTCTAATTTGCCGAGCAACGTGGATTTCTGCCGCTCTGGCATGATTTTGTTTTGGTATGGGTTAATCACGGCGATACCCAGCGGCTGGCAGCTGTGCAACGGTTTCCTTGGAACGCCGAACCTGGAAGACCAGTTCATTGTGGGCGGCGGCGGCGCATTGCCTACTTCGGGCACTTACAGTGCGGCGACGGGTTCGACTACGCTGGTCGCTACGAACAGCGGCTATGCTATGACTTTGGGTGACTTACCGAACCACGTCCACCCGTTCGATTATTTCTCAGGTGGTGGCGGCACAATTATCGGCGTTCCAGGCTTTGCACAGGTGGGTACTGAGTACATCACGATTGGTACTGGTTCCGGTTCGCGTGTGAGTTTTGCTGGGTCGCCAAACACGGGCAATGGTACCAACGCGCACACGCACACGATTACAGGAACGGCGCATACGCATTCGCAATCGATACCTTATGTCGCGCTGTTCCCGATCATGAAGCTGTAAAATGGCCGCCACGACTCCGACAGCGATTAAAGGAACCTCGATCACGCAGCCGACTGCGGATCCTGCGAACCATAAAATCGTTCTCGGCCAGCTCAAAGAGACCACCGAGATCGCGCAGCGCCAGCGCGGCGATCCCAACGACTCGTTCGTTCGCGTGTCGGAACTGCTCAACGTCACTGGCGCCACACTGATCAATGGAACTATTCAGCCACCCGCTGCAACCACATCCTCGAGTACTGGTGGGACCGTATCAGTGCAGGATTCGATTACTGGCACTGGCGCCGCGGGATCACCTCTGCAGTTATCGGGTGACAACGCAAGCCCCGGCAACTCGATGCTCTATGGAACGAACAGCTCAGGCGCAAAGGGCTGGTATGCTCAGCCAAGCGGCAGCGGAGGTTCTACTCCGACACCTGAGACCGTTCCGAATTTAGTGTACTGGTTTGACGCGAGTATCGTTAATTCAAACGCGGGCGGCTATGTACCTTGTTTGCAGAACTCAGCGCCTGGCCACGAGTCAAACTCACCTTTTTCTCAAGCTACACCGGCAATAGGAACAATAGCGGCGACGCAGTTAAACGGCAAAAACGTCTTATCTGTACCTAGCAGCAACACTTCCTCGTACAACATTTACTACGGCGCCTTGTGGCTGGCTCAATGCACATTCTTTGCTGTATGGAATAGCCCAAGTTTTTCCGGCATTCCGAGTTTAATAGCTTCCGAATCCACCTACTCAGGGGGGTTCCAATATTTCATCAATGCTAGCGGGCATGCACAGGTTTCCAAATGCTTCGTCGCGTTGCAAGCAGCCGATTCGGTTAAGACGTTTTCTACCAATACTTGGTATCAGTCGAACGTCACTTACGATTCGGCTGGGGGAAATGTTTCATTCAGAGCATCCCGCACAGCCGGAAGTACAGCTACCGGACAAGCCGCGCTAACCAATCTTTCGACTGGTCTTTTAGGAATCCCCGGATATGGGTCGCAATGCTGGAACGGCTCCGTTGCTGAAATACTGGCTTACGACCGCGTCCTGACTTTGGCCGAGATTGAAACCATAGAGAATTACCTCTACGCTAAATGGGGCGTCTGACATGACCAGATCAAGATCCAAAACTTTGGCGGCATCTCGCCGCGCACCAGCGATCGGCTGCTGCAGGATAATCAAGCTGTCACGGCCTACAATGCCAAGCTGTATTCGGGCGAGCTGCGCGGATTGCATGAGACCAATCTGCTGTACGATTTCAATCCGAGCAACCCGCCAAACCCGATCACGCGCGCGTTCCGTCTGCCCGCAACTGTGAACGCACCGATCCCGATTGGCGATGCTGACGAGTGGATTGGTTTCTCAGATCCCAATGTTGACTTTGTGCGAACGCCAGTCCTCGAAGATTCGTTCGAACGCTATTACTGGACATCTGACAGCACGTACTTGTCAGGTGTGCCGCAGTATTCTACGCGCGCCCGTATCAACGCAAACATCGCAAGCCCCGGCTCCGCCGTGCCGTATCAGCTCGGAATTACCGCGCCCATCAATGCCCCAGCGGTCGTGCCGTTCGCAGGGACGAACCTGGTTCGCGCGTACATCTACACCTTTGTAAGCGCGTACGGGGAAGAGAGTTCGCCCAGTCTGCCCACCACGGCGACTGGCACGAGCGGCACTTGGACGTTGAGTGATTTCGACAGCACCAACCCGAGCAGCCCTTATTACAACGCACAGCTCGTGAGCCCGAACACGAACATCACTACGATCAGAATCTATCGCACGGTGGCGGGATCCAATGGATCAACTACGAGCTACTATCATGTGGGGGACGTGGCTGTTGGATCTGCGCCGACGTTCTCTGACATCTACAACGATGCAACGGTGGCGCTGAATTACACCGTGCCCAGCATCAACTGGGGTCCCCCGCCCGCGACGTTGAAAGGGATCATCGCGCACCCCGGTGGTTTCTTGGTAGGGTTCTCAGGACGGGATTTGTGGCTCTCGGAACCGTACCAGCCCCATGCGTGGCCGGTCGAGTACATTCAGACGTGCCAGACTGAGATCGTCGGCGTGGCGATCTTCAACAACTGCATCATCGTTGCGACCACCAGTCACCCTTATGTGGGCACAGGCATGGCGCCGCTGTCGCTCACGTTGCTCAAGCTTGACTCGATTGACCCGTGCGTGTCGCGCCGCTCTATCGTCACGACCCTGGCGGGTGTGTTCTACGCGAGCCCGCAGGGCATCGTCATGAACGACTCGACGCAGAGCCGACTGGTCACTTTTAACCTGTTCACCAGGGAAGAGTGGCAGGAGCAATTCTCGCCGACCACCGTGTACGCAGCACCTTATGGACTGCAGTACATCGCGTTCGACACCACGGCGACGGGGTTCATCTATTCCCCAGCAGAGGAACTCGCGCCGCTCACTACCCTGGACCGCTTTAATAATGTCGAGGCGATCCAGATCGACGCGTACTCGGGTGATGTCTATCTGGTGCAGAACAATCAGTGCAACCTTTGGGATCCGCCCGAGAGTATCCCCTACGAGTACACCTGGACTTCGAAGGAGTTCGACCTCGCGTCCCCCGTGAACTTCGGGGCTTTCCGCATCAAGTTTGATGCCAACCCCGTGCAAGTCAGTTCGGTATCGCTGACCAAATACGAGGCGTTCAACGCAGCGCGCATCGCCAAGCCCTTGAATCCTATCAATGGCTGCGCTATCAATGGCGTGCGCAAAATGACCATCGCGGCCAGCGTCTCAGTGGACCCCCAGAATCACGGCGGCGCCATTGCTGGCAGCGCTCTGTACAACATTTCAGCACTCACAACTCCTGCGGTTGCTATCACGTTTACAGCGTATGCTAGGGATCTGGATTCGGATTGGGTGGCTCAGTACACTAATACCATCACGGACGAGGGCATATACAAGTTGCCCGCAGGCTTTAAGTCAGACGTGTGGCAGTTCGAATTTATCGGCAACACGAACGTGTATTCGTTCGCCATCGCCGGGAACGCCAACGAGCTTAGGAAGGTGTGATAATGGATCAACATGGTCATAACGTCGTGGCAGCAGGTGGATCAGTGGTGACACTCACAACCGCATTCGTGGCGCTGCTGTCGCATCCGATTCCACTTCTTCAGAATTTGCTGTCCATAGTGTCAATCAGCGTCGGTATCCTGACTCTGATCAACATGTTGCGGAAGTCTCGGGGCACCAAGAAGTGATCTTTGATATCGCTTTTAAATACGTCGTCGGGGAAGAAGGTGCTTTGTCACTTGACCCGGATGATCGTGGGAATTGGACTGGCGGGGCTCGCGGCGTGGGTGTGCTCCGTGGCACGAAGTTTGGGATAAGCGCTATGGCGTATCCTACGATGGACATAGCTGATCTCACGCTCTCAGCAGCAAAGGACATTTATCAGACAGACTATTGGGTGCCCGCACGATGCCCGGTTTACTCAGACTCGGTTGCGCTTATGGTGTTCGACGCCGCGGTGAATCAGGGGATCCAGCGCGCCAAAGAAATGCTGCAGGAAGCCTTGGGTGTTCGCGTCGATGGCGAGATCGGACCGAGCACCCTCGGCGCGCTCGCCCTCGCGAACCCGCATATCCTGATCGCCGAGTACCGGGACGTGAGAATCCAGCACTACCGCCGCGACGCGGAATTTGATAAATTTGGGGCTGGTTGGGTCAAACGTGCCAACCAAACTGCGCAGGAGGCGGCGACCCTTGTCTGACATCGGCATCAAAGAATACGCGTATTTGGGTATGATCGTACTCATTTTCGCGGGCTTCGGCTGGTGGACGTATCACGAGCGCAAGGCTGAGCACGAACACGATATTGCAGTGCAGGCCGCCGCGCTTGCGCGCGAGACCGCCCATGTGAAGCAAGTCGAGGATCAAGCCAATGAGCAACTTTCGAAGATACAGAACCAGCTCGACACCGCGCTGGCTACTCCTCCTACCCCTTCTATCGTTGTACGGGTGTGCAGCGCTACCGCCGCCCATCTCACCGCAGACCGTGCTCCCAGCGCCGCAATCCCAAGCGATGCTGCCAGTGGACCCAGTAGCGGAATGGGAAGCAGCGGTGAAGAACCTGACATCGCCCCCGTCACCGAGCGTATCCTCGCCCGCGACAAAGCCGTGATCGATTACCTGCAAGGGTACATTCGTACCTGCCAACAAGCTGGTGTGTGCCAGAAGGAGACCCCGTGAAGAAGTCGAATGTGAAGGAAGAGAAAAAGATCGTGAAGTCAGCGATCGACAAGTTCGCCAAGAAAGACAAACGCGAAGACAAGAAGATGATCGCGAAGGCAGTCAAAGGTGCGAAGCGATAAGCAGGTACCTCCTCAGTTCGACCCCTCCATTTGACATGGGGCTCGACCAGCCCGCCAAGTACCTATGGCGCGAAACGGCTGGCCGGGTTCATGGCGCGTTCGCATGGACAGGCCATGCAGGCGAGACAATTCAAATGCATTACGCGGGCGCCCATAAGCACTGGATGACCAAGGAGTTCCTGTGGCACGCTTTTACTTATCCTTTCCAGACACTTGGCGTTAGGGTAATATTCGCGTTCCTGCCTGAAGAAAAGCTTCATGCCAGGGACGTGGCAATAAGGCTCGGGTTCAGGCAACATGGTGACATCATCCCAGGAGTACGGCTCTGGATGCTGACAATGGTCCGCGAGGACTGCAGGTGGATCAATGGGTAGCGCAATAAGCGGGATTGTTGGGGGCGCCATGAGCATGGCTCAAGGAAGCCCGTCCACGCCGACAGAGAACTTGAGCGGTCAGATCGCGAACGCGAACGACACGTACAAGACCGCGACCGCCGATTCCACCCAAACCATGAACACAGCGCAGGCGCTGAACGCCCAATCGCAAGGCACGCTCGCCAACACGATCAACGCGAACACCAACGCGGCCTCGGGCGTGATGGACGAGGCCAACCAGAACATGAGCACCTATGGCTCGTCGTTCACTCCGCTGCAGCAACAGCAAGCCAGTCAGGCCGCAAACTACACTTCCGACAGCAATATCAAGCAGTTGCAAGGCCAAGCTGTCGCCAACCAGGGCCAGGCCACGCAGGCCGCGCTTGCCAATCAGCGCGCGTCGCTGGCGTCCGAAGGTGTGGATCCGGCTTCAGTGCATGGCTCAGCTCTGACCAACCAGACGGCGATCCAGGGCGCGGCCAACGCCGCTGGTGCCGCGAGCAACGCCTACACCCAGGCGCAGGTTACGGGCGCCGGGCTGATGAACCAGGCCAACCAAGTGGGATTGCAGGTAGGCCAGCAAGGTTCGCAAGGCGCGGCCACCGCGGCGGGGATCAATACTTCCAATGTCGAGAACACGAACAACACGAACAACAGCAACGTCAACAATTTGACGGCGGCCAATTCGTACCTGAACACCGCGACGGGCGCGAACAATTCCTCGGTAAACGCAGCGAACTCGCAGTTCAATGCGCAGCAGACCGGCTACGAAGACACGGTCGCCGCGAACGCCGCGCAGTCCCAGGCTGTTGGAGGCATGGCAGGTGGTATTGCGTCCCTCGCGGGCGGCTTAATGATGGGCGGCCCGGTGCCAGGGGCGATTCCGCACCTGCGCGGCGGCGGTCCGATCACCGCGCGCGGCGCACTGCCGACGCCGATCATACCGGGTACGACCGATACAAAATTGATCGCGGCCACTCCTGGTGAATTCATGATACCAAAGGACGTGACCCAGCATTTAGGGCACGAGAAGCTGCACAAGCTGATTGACAAAACCCGCGAAGAAATTGCGCAACGCCAAGGCATTCCTGGGCGCGGCCAGCTCTCCTCGGCTCACACTTCACAGGGTGCATGATGGGCGATACAGCAATGCCGGTATTCAATCAGCCGGTTCCTGGCCAGGGGATTCCCGGCCCGCAAGCGACTTACCCCGTGCAGCCCGTCTCGCCCAACGCGCCCGGCGCGCCTAGCCGCCCGACGCGGTTCGGCGGGTTCATGTCGGGGTACCAGTCGGTCATCAATGCGGCGAATCAAGAGCAGCAGATGAAGCGCTCGCAGCAGGAGTACGACGAGCAGCAGGCCAAGAACAAGGCGTTCGCGGGCGCGGGCGCGTTACCCCCGCCGAGTTCCCAGTCTCAGACCGGCGACGGGCACAGCGATTTCATCCATTCCCTGGTGAATAGCCCCGCTGGCCAGGCTGTCATGGCCGGTGTGCATGCGATCGGAAATTTCATTTCGGGCGGGCAGCCGCCGCCTGCCGCCGCCCAACAGGGGCCGCCTGCACCAGCGCCTGCTGCTGCACAACAAGGGCCGCCCGCGCCCATACAAGGCCAGATGAACGGCGGCGTCGTGCGCGATCACACGTTGCCGTTTCTGGAGACGGCGCCCCCCGGCGCGATCCCGCACCCGACAGTGCTGGCGTTCGCCAACGGCGGCCCGATTCCTGGTAATGGCGATCCCTCGATGTCGCGCGTGGACAGCTTCGGCGTTCGTGACGGCAGCACTCAGGGCATCCCTGGCTTCGAAGACGGCGGCGCCATCCCACCCGGTATCGCAGCGCCCGCACAAGGCGCAGCACCGGCGCCCGCGCCGCCCGCCAGCATCGCAGCGCCCAACGGCAACCAGCCTGCTCAAGAGACCTATGACAGCTTGGTGCATGGGTTGTTCTCAAGCATTCAAGACCACACGCTGAACGACGCCGGGGTGCCAAACAAGGATCAGGCAGTGCCGGACCCCGCTGCAGTCGAGAAGTCCGCGGACGCTCCGACCCCGCCGCCCGCTGCCCAGCCGCCGGGCGGGACCAATCCCGAAGACCCGCAAGGGGCGCGCTCCGCCGCGCAGCCGCAGCAGGCCGCGGCGACCGCCCAGGCAGTTCAGTCCGTGGGATCCAACCAGGCCGCTCAACAGGGCGTTCCCGAAAGCACCCCAGACTCTCAGGATAAACCGCACTCGATCTCGCCCGAGCAGTGGGCGCAGTGGGACGCGAACATCGACAAGGCCGTTCAAGCAGGAGCGATGGCAGGGCATGACCCCGGCCAGGTGCGCGCCGCGCTGGAAGCCAATCGGAATGCTTGGGTGCAGGGGCATGTGCTGCGGAACTTGGCTTCGGCCAATGTCGCGCTGCTAAACGGCGACCAGAAGGGCGTCGAGACCGCGCTCAAGAACGCGTACTACTACATGCCCGACGGCAAGGACATGACCATCAACAAGGGGCCGGATGGCAAGCTGCAGTATCAGGATCCGGTGAGCCCGTATATCAACGACAAGGGGCAGACTTCGACTCAGCCGCAGTCTGGGTTCAAGCCGAACATGATCCCTGTCGATGCCGCTCATATCCAGATGTTGGGGACAGCGATGCTCGACCCCATGAAGGTGCAGGACACCATTCAGAATATTCGTGTCGCGTCGGCCAAGATGGATCTTGAGCGCGCTCAAGCAGGCGCTGCGACCATGACCGGCCAGGGCAACTTCCTCAAGGGCCAGGGCATCGAGGAAAGCGGTCGCGCCAAACTGGGCCGTATGAACTCGGAGAATTTCAAGGACTACGCCGGGGGCCGCAAGGATCTTCAACTGAGCGATTACTGGAAGTTCAGAATGAGTAACCTCCAGAAGACCCAGAAAATGGACCCGAGCTTGCTCAAGAAAACGCAGGACGCCGCTGCCGAGTACGACAAGATTGCGCTCGGGCGCGAGACCGTGGTGCCTACGCAGATCAAGGATCCGAAGACTGGTCAAGTCACACCCAACTTGGACCCGAACGCAGGTAAACCTACACGCGATACGTCGCAGGTTCCGGCCTGGCTCAAGACCGCCTCTCCCCAAGCTCATGCCTACAACAAGGGTGTGGCCGCCGACATCGCGGCGTCGAACCCGAACGTCTCGGCGCCGACCGCCGCTTATCTAGCCACGCAGTTGGCGAATAGAGGCGGCAGTCATCTGGAAGATGGAAAACGCGTACCGAACGTGCTGATCGACAAGAGCCAGAACACCGGGCATGTCTGGGATGAGCGTTCGGGCCAGTACGTGAATTTTCACCTGACCCCCGATACCGCGTCCAATATGGCCGCAGGGAAAACCGAAGTGACGAACGACGATCTCTTGGCGGCGAGCAGCGGTAGTTCGGGTGGCGGCGGCGAAGCTGCGGAGCCCGATGCGAGCCAAGAGCCTGACATGGAGCCTCAGAAATTTCCGGAGAGCTGATCCATGCCCGCCGTTCCGCTCGCGCCTGACGCACAGGCGTTTCTCGATAGCGCCCGCAAAGCATCCGAGTCAGATCTGAAAAAGGGGGGAACCCCCGACTCGATGCTCGACTTGAGCCCCGGCAACTCGTACACCGACATAAGCGTTGGCAGTGGCCGCGGTAGCGCGATACCTCCGCCGCGCGGCCCCGCGCCGCCGCCAAGCGCCAACGCAGTCGAGCCGATGGACAACCAGGAACAGGCGCCGCCGGTGGTCGATGACGACTACGCTGCGGACGCCAAGAGCCAGAACACCTGGGGCAAAGCGATCGGCGAGGGCATTACGCAAGGCGTGCCGCAAGCTACCAGCGAGATCGGCTATGGCTTAATGCGAGGTGCCGTCAAAACTATTGGCAACGTGTTGGGGCTAGTTGGCGTCGCCGGTCATGACATCCTTAGTACACAGGATGTTGCACACAAGCAGGATACCGACGACCAGATCTTCAAGATCGTCGATGGTATTAAGTCTGCGGCTGACAAATATTTGGCTGCTGACCAGACCAACGCGAACCCGTTCGCTAGCACGGTAGGGTCGGTCGCCGAAGGCGCAGCCCCTATGCTCGCCGGTCCCGCCGTTGGACTGCCGTTGATGGCGATCAACAGCGCGATGGACAGCGGCACCGATGCGGTGAAGCGCGGCGACAGTCTGACCACCGCCATGACGCTCGCGCTTGCGCACACTGTGGGCACGGTCCTGACCTGGGATCTTCCGGCTTTGAAATACGGCAAGACTCAGCTGATCCCCGGAATCAAAAGTCCCAACGTCGCCAAGCGGCTGGCCGCCAATATCGGCGGGTTCTTGGGTGTGGACGCCGTCACCGACGCGCTCACCAAGTACATCCTCAACAACGAGGATTACAAAGACGCCGTCGAAAAGTATAAAGAGATGGGCCGCAACCCGGATCTTTCGCTGCCGAAACCGAGCATGTTCGGATCGGAATACACCACCGGCGGCAAGGACGAAGAAGCTGCTGATCAGACTTTCACGCCGTCCGCCGCGGGCATGAACATGCTGATGGGCACGATGGCCGCGATCTTGCACACGCCTGAAGCGGCCAAGGTCGCAGCCCGTGCCGACAAGGGCAAAAAACCTGCGGTAGCCCCCGGCCCAAGCGATGCTGCCACGCCACCAGGCCCGCCAGGCCCGAGCGCCGCCGCTGTCGCGCCGCCCGTTGCGGGGGCCGCACCCGAGGCGAACATGCCTCCGCCGCCGTCCGACGCTGCTACACCGCCTCCCGCCGCTGCACCGACGCCCGCGGACAACCCGACAGCTGAGCCCGTCGCGGATCTTCAGGCGCAGATCGCGGACATGAACGACCCCAAGACCGCGCGCAAGGCGGTATACCTGTCGCCCGAGAACGTGAAGTCTCTCGGCGCGGACGGAATCAAAGCGCTGGTGGGCGGCGCCAAGGCGATCAAAAACTTCGACGACAAGGGCGGGGTGTTGATAGTTCCAGACCCCAAAGCACGGCTCGCCGCGGTGAAGCTCAAGAAGTCCGGCGCCGATATGCAAGCCGTGTTGGGCCAGCTCACCGGCGCGGGCGACGGCAAGAATCCAGCCAACACCACCGTAGTCCAGGGCCAGACCCCGGCGGGCGCTGTTGCTACTGAGAGCCTAGTATCACCCGCCGAGGTTCCGGGCGCGGTCGCCAAAGCCGCCGCCGAAGGCAAGACCCCGGTAGTGACAGACGTTGCAAGCGCGCTCGATCGGCGCGAGGCTGAGTCACAGCCCGCGACGGCTCCGAAGTTTGCCGCAGGCGATCGGCGCATCGTCAAGATCGCTGGCGAGGAAGTGCCGGTGGTCGTGGCTGGTGAATCCGCCGGTGGCAAAGTCCCCGTCAAGCTGATCGACGAGGACGGGCGCGTCACCCGCCAAGTCCAGAACGTGCCAGAATCCATGTTCGTGGAACCGGCGGCCAAGGCGGCACCGGCTGAAGCTAGCCCTATGGGGTCAACTCAATCCCCCGAGGCGAAACAGAGCGCTCCCGCGCCCGCTGAGGCTTCCGGTTCCGCACCCGCAAAATCGATTCGGGACAAGGAAGGCAATCTTCTTCCCATGGTACTAGATGGGGAAATCAAACCTGTAGAGTCAAAGCCACTTACAGCAGATGAACAGGCTGACGTAGACGCGGCGCTGGCTCGACGAGGCGCAAAGTCCGAACCGGCGGCTCCCAGCGCCCAAGAAAACCTGGGCCGAACGCCAAGCCGCCAAGCGCGCCGAGGCCGCGGCGGCGCAGGCTGCGCGCACGTCGGAAGCGCCAAAAGAAACTGCGCCGCCTGTAGACAATGTCGTCGAGCACGTGCACAGCGTACATGGACTTGGCGACCCACTTTATGAAAAGGATCGTGTAGCCCGCGACGAAGTCTTAAGCAGGCGCTTAACAGGCGCGTGAGCGCGCCGCTCGCGGCGAGTCTCAGCCCGAACCGGCTGCACCACCTACGCCGAAGAGCTGGCGAAGATGAAAGCTGACGCCGAATGGCGCAGCGCCCCCTGCAAAAAGCGCTCGATACGCATGAGCTGTCTCAGACTCAGACCGATGACGATGCGCGCGCGCCCTTAAAGGGATCGCGCTGCCGCGACCGGCGAACTCTCGCGTGCGATCGAAGCCGAAGCAAAGTCCAACAAAGATATCCCTGAGAACATACGCACGGAAGCGCTTGCCGTGGCGAAGCAGTCGAATAAGATCGACTTGAAAACTGACGAAGACTTCAAGAAAGCTCGTGGTGTCTCCCACAAGGCACTCGACGTCCACGACGAACATCTTCGACGGGTCGCCAACAACATCCTTCACCCGGAGAAAGCCGATGTCCGTCCCATCCCTGAAAACGGCAAGCCCGTCGATGTCAAAGCTGAGAAACTCAAAGAGAAAAATCGTGAGCGATCATCCAAAGATAGTGCGCAAGCAGCTGGTGAGAAAGGCGCGTCCCCGGTATCAACCGACAAGCCTGCCGCAGCAACGGGCAGAGGAGCTAAAGCGCCTACTTTCGAAGCCCGAGTCAAAGAGGCCCTGAAGAAACCCGGCGACGCGCTCACCAAGCAAGAGCGTGTGGAGAAGATCCTGGGCGCCGACTGGCAGGGCGACTGGGAACAACACCAGGGTGATCCTATTCGTGCCGCTCGCGCCCGCGACGCCGCGGCCAAAGCGGAAGTGTTGCCGTCGGGTATCCCCGATGTGCAGGACGCGACCAAGCTCAAAGAGCCGAACAGGGCCGAGAAGATCAAGATCGACCGCGCGACTTCCGATTACTTGAATGCTGGCAAGGACGCAGCACCAGTGTTTCACGACAAGCTCGAAGCTGTGCTTCGGGACATATTCGGCGACCACCATGTTGAGCGCATCAATAACATGATGGAGCTGATCCGCGGCCAGCGCGAAGACATGCAGGAAGAACTCAGCAATCGTGGGCGCCCGCGAAGCATGTCGGATGATATCGAGGGTGAGCTGGGCGCACCAAAAGGGTTTGATTATCGCGGCGGGGATCCGACGGATATTCTGGAGGACCGAGAGACGCCGTTTCGAGCAGGTGATGCGCAGCCTATTCGCACTGAGACCTTAGCCAACTTGCCGAAGCGCAATGAACCCATCAAAGGCACTGCGCATTATCGTGCACTCAAAGAAGACATTAAGAAGAACGGCATTCAGAAACCAGTAGTTGTTACGCTCGACGGCAACAACAAGAACCCCCGTATCTATGAGGGTAATCACAGGATCGCCATTGCGCGTGAACTTGGTATCGAGCATGTGCCGACAGTTCTGCACTACGAGACTGCCGCGGATAGCATCCCACATCCTGGCGAGCCTACTAGATTCTTGGAGCCGAAAGCAGACGCAGGTGGCAAGCCGCGCTTCGATGCGGACAGCTATAAAGGCCGGAGCGCGCAAGCCTGGAAAGACTTCCACACTCTGATGGAGCCGTTCTGGAATCGGTTACTTCAGTCCGCCGATCACAACTCCAACAGCAACGTCAGTACGCAACGCTACAAAGCGACGAATGTTCTGGGACACATGATCAAGCAGGTGGATGCTGGGTCGCCAATCCACACACTGCTGACCAAGCTGTTGGCGCACATGCCCGATGACGTGCGTATCACTCCAGTGCACGAGATTCGCGGATGGCGTGAAGCCCGCGGCGCGTACAATCCGCGCGATAACTCGATCTACATCAAGGCTCGGCCTGGTGAGGTTGCGGGCATCAACACGCGTACTATCTTGCACGAGATGGTCCATGCGGTTACTGCCAGGTTCTTGAACGCAAACCCGAACCACCCGCTCGCGGTCGAAATGAACCGCTTGCTCGGTATCGCACGAGCCAGAGCACTACAAGTGCGCGCTGAAATCCGTCGCGCCAACGGTGTGCAACTTGGGGATTCGAATACGTTCCCGCTGAATCAGTTGCCCAAGACCGGAGACTTTTATGGCTTGGGGGACGCTCACGAGCTGATGGCCGAAGCGCAAGTGAACCCAGACTTTCAGCGGATGATGCTGCGCTCTGAGAAGTTTGCCTCGATGATGGAAGGCTTGCGCAACGTCATGAAGCAGTGGACGCGCAAAGTTGCAGAAATGCTCGGGATGAAAGACCCCCGTGTAGTTGGGTTGCTGGAAAATATTCATGACGTAACCGACCGCATTATGCAAGCGCAGACCAATATGAGCGAGGGGCGCCCTTTCGAGGACGCTCACGATCTTCAAGAGACTCACGATTTGTTCGGTCCCGATGGTGGCAAGGACCTGATGGATCGCGTCATGGTGAATCTCGACAAGGAAGTACCGCTCCCCAACGAGGACGAGTTCCGCGCCGCCAACGGGCCGACCGCCACAGAGTTCGCCGGTAGGTTCCGCCGCGCCGTCAGGTCAGGGGCCGTTGGTGCCGTTCGCTCGGCCAACCGCGCGCTGATCAGCCACAGCCAGCTTGTTCGCACGGCGCTTCGCCGCGGCGTCTTTGGCGCGCCCGACGAGACCAATCCAGTACGTCAGTGGGACGATGCACTTCAGCAGCGCAATGCCGCCATCGATAAGGTTGTTCATGGTATTGAGCAGCTGGTGAGTGATCGGATGAAGCTCTCGTACACCGACAATGTGAAGCTCGGCCAGTACCAGATCGATTCTACCATCTCGGGAATCGACCCCACCCTGAAAAAAGGCGAGCAGGTTTCCCGCGCGCTGAGCCTCAAGAACTTTGATGCACTGCACGCTGAGATGACTGCACGCTGGAACAATCTCACCGACAAGCAGAAGGACATCTACATCCGCGAGCGCGACGCGAACGAGCGCGCAGCCCGCGCCAACCGCAAAGCCGGTATCGACCTCGCGCTGGACAGCTACGCCGGTGACTCGAAGATCACCCCTGCTGTGCGCCAGGCGCTGTACTCCGTGGATCAACCGCATCAGTACCAAGATTTGATCGGCGGCAAGAATTCTATGCTGGATCTTGGTGCCAAGGAGAACGAGAAGCTGATCGGTGCCATGCAAGACCTGGCTGGTCTGCACGAGATCGAGGGACCGTATTTCCACTTAGGAAGAAACGGCGACATCGTCGTGCATGCCACGCCCAAAGGCACGAATCACTTCAACAACCAGGATGCTGCTGAGCGTTTTGCACAGACCGTAAGAGACCTGTCCCCACATTCTAAGGCGACTGTCGCGAAGGTGGGAGACTCGTGGGACGTGGACTACAAGGCCGAATACACTTCCATGCACGAAGGCCATGAGCAGGCGTATCAGGACATCGATCGCATGACGAAGCTCGGGTTCGACATGGGTACGGCGGCCACTGGGAAGCTCGACAGCGAGGAGACTTCTGGCGCGCTGACGCACGGCATTGCAACTTTGGTGGCGGACGCCAAGACCAAGCTCGCTCGCAACGGCACTGACAAAGCCAGCGAAGAAGCTATCAAGGCGTTGAGGAATTCGTTTGTGCAGTTGGTCGCGGCGCACAGTTCGTACGCCGGATCACGGCTCGCCCGCCGCGCGGTCGGCGGTGTGAAGCCCGAAGAGATGGGCCGCAACTTCGCGAAGCATATCCAGAGCACCGCGTGGAACACCGGCCACATGGCGCACGCGTTCAAAGTCGGAGAAGCGCTGGGCAAAATCCGCGAGGCAGTTAAAGATAAGTACGTGACACCAGCGATTGCGTATCAGCGCGACGCCTTCTATCGCGAGATGTCCCGGCGCATGGCGCTCGACAACCAGACCTACGGCTCGCAGCCCGCAATGAACTCGATGACGGCGAAGGCCGGGTTCTGGAATTACATGGCGTCGTTCGGGCACGCGATGATCTATCTCACGCAGAATTTCTCGACCACTGGGTTCGTGGCCATGAATCGGTGGGGAATGTACAAATCGTTCAACTCACTCAACGCGGCGATGCTGCATGTGCTGGGCCCGTCGTTCCGTGAGACCTATCGGGCGGCGGGTTTCAAGAAAGATACCAACGCAATGATCGACGGTATCTTGGCGGGAGTGCGCAAGAGCGAGCGGTTTGGTAAGTGGGCGCAGGGTGAGAACTCACCGCTGCAGCAGCTGATCGACCGCGGCGCTATTCACAGCTCCATGAGCAATCAGTTGGCGGAGACCGCGCGCGGCAACAACACGACTAAGGCCGGGCAGATCTATGGGCGCGTGCAGGACTGGGCCCGCATAGTCCCGTCGATGGCTGACATGTTCAACCGTGTCAGCACAGGGTTGGCAGCGCTGGAACTCACCAACGGCGATGTCTACAAGGCCGCGGACTTCATCAAAGAAACCCACATGGATTATTCCGCGAACGAGAAGCCGCGATTGTTCAAGCAGCTCTCGCGGATACCGGGCGGCAACTCGATCACGATGTTTCATACCTACACGCAGGGCATGGCGCACTTGTTGTACTCACACGTGTATGACAGCGTTGCGGGAACGGCGAATGGGAGCGCGCTCGGCGGACGGGCGGAGGCGCTGAAAACGGTGGCGGGATTAATGCTTGGGGCTACGTTGTTCGCAGGAGTGGGGAGGGGTATGGGGCTCGAGCCTATCCGCGCGCTGCGGTACACCTACAATAAGCTCGCAGGTGACAGCGACGAGTACTCGACATTCGACACGATGACGCAGGACTTCATCAAGTCGATCGCCGGTGAAGGTGACATCGCGGACATGCTGAACCATGGCATTCTCGCGAACCACTACACCAACACGGATATCTCTTATCGAATGGGGTTATCGGATTTGTTCTTCCACAACCAGCCCGACGTGCTGTCGTTGCAGGACTCAGACTGGCTGAACATGGCAAAGGGATTGCTTGGCCCTGCGTTCGAACAGGGGATCGACATGTACAAGGGGATAAGCAAGGCGATTACGCAGGGCGATGTGTCGGCGCTGACGCAGGCAATTCCTCTCAAGTTCGTGAGGGACATCTTGAATGGCACGCCGAGCGGCCTGGCTGCGAACGACGTACGCAAGCAGAAAGAAAATCTGAGCACGGATATCGCCTATCAAAAATGGGCGAAGCAGAAGCAGCAGGACTTGATCAAGAGCTACATGAACGCCACCAACAAGACCTCGGTGCTTCTGGAGATGGCGCGGTTCTCGCAGCAGAACCCGAGCATGCGGATCAATGCCAACAAGATTCGCGAAGAGTACCGATACCAGCAGATGGACGCGGCCCAGAAGGCTGGGCTTCCAGGCCGCGATCCGGTTCGGAACAGACTAAACGACCACTAGCCTCCCGCGGCCTGACGCGCGAGGTAGTGGGCTTTCACTGTGTTGGCATAGACACTGCCGGACGAATCTCCGTTGCTGTCGTTGATCAAACTCCAGCCACCGTAGCCGAAGTTCCAGGTCCACGCCACATAGCCCACACCAGGGAAAGCTGACCCACCGCTGGTGAGCGCCTGCGACGCCCGCCCACCTGGGTCGGCCCAGCCATACAGCGAGTTCGTGTCATTCGCCGTACCATCTTGATCGCCGTACTCGGTGATCAAAATCGGGATGCCCTTGTTCAGCACGACGTTGGCACCAGTCTCGTACTTGGAGCCGTTGTAGTAATGCTGAACCGCAACCAACTGCGGAGTCGGCAGCGAATCGGTGGGCAGGAAAAACCCCGGCCCGTTGTCGGGAAGCTTCGGGTTGTTGTTGTTGCCGAACGTGCTGGCGTAATTCAGCGTGTCCACCAGCACGACGTTCGTCGCGCCCGTCGCGCGGATCGCGTTGAGCATCTGCTGCATACCAGTGTCTTGCGCGCCGGTGAGCCCACCATTGACCAGGTTGTTCCAGTCCGCGGTTGTCGGCGGATAATTGCCCTGCGGCTCGTTGAACAGCTCGAACATCACAGCCGGGTTGTTCTTGAACATGGCGGCAACTTGTCCCCAGAATGTTGGGGAATACTTGGTGTCGGCCATCGCGTTCTGCCCGTTGGGGCACAGGTTCGGCACGGCGATGATGTGCAGATCGAGGATCACGTACATGCCCGCTGCGTTCGCTGCCGCGACTGCCTTCTGGATGCTGGCTTGATACACAGCCGGGGTGACTCCTTGGTTCAAGCTCAAATTGCAGAGCCCGAGCCAGTTGGCCTCGGCGAGCGGAATGCGGATCACGTCCATCCCCCAGGATTTCATCGCGGCGAAGTTGGGCGCCTGCCCGCGCCATGGATCGCCCGGCGTGTCGGCATATCCTTCCGGCCCCGAGACGTTGGCGCCTCGTAGTTGGATCGGAACGCCGCTTCCATTCAGGATGTTGTGACCAGAGACACTAACACCGAACACCGGCGTCGCAGGCGGCGGTATCACTGGGGTAACTGGGTTGGCGGCGAATGGCGATGTGACCTCGGTCCACTGGGAGATCACCAGCTCGTAGCACGTTCCCTGTGAATTGATCTGGAAGAAATTCCCGTTCTTGATACCGATCGCGGCGACGCCCGCCGTGGCGAGATCTGGCGAGCCATTCATCGTCACCTGGCCCGCCGAGTTGATCCCGCGTACCACGCCGTCGGCGGTTGTGATCGTCTGGTTGCTACCGGCCTTCACAATCGTGCCATCGGGCGTCACCGTGACTGGCTGCCACGTTCCATTTACAAACAGATTTGTCATCGAGTTATCCTCATTAGTTAATCACCTATGTCAAGTCCCGCGAGTGCGAGATCTACTTCGATCACCTGTTTACGGGTGTTGCTCGAATTTTGCAAGCCCGCGTCGAGCACGGCCCGCTTTTGTTGGAAGCCTCGCAACTTGGTGAGTTCACCCCACAGCGTAGTGGGGGAATGTTTCAGCGAGTCGCTCACCCACTTGCGCCATTCGACCAGATCGATCTTCACGATCTTGTCTTCTATGCCGCGCTGGATAAGCACCTGCTCGCGCGGCAGCTGCGTCACTGGTGTCAAGATGTTGCGCATTTCGCCTTTGGCAATATTTGCCTTATCGACTACGAGCATCTGCATGCGATGCGCGTCTATGAATCCTGAGATGCTCGCGACCGCGGCGTCAGCCGGGGTGTGGTAATTCTGCTCGACGCCCGATTGCTGGGCCATAAGCTGGGAAACTAACCATTGCTTCAGCTTAGGTATGTCCACTTGCAGGATGCCTGCTTTGCTGACCAGCGCCGCGGTTGACAAGATCAGCGCCACGAACGCGATCCAGAATCTCTCGTTGTTGTCTTTCTGTAGAGAGCCAATGGCGATCTGCATCTTCTGCACGGTGTCGCTGGCCAACTGCCGGTTGACTACCAGCCACTTACCCCACTCAACGCCCGCGTGCCCATAGTTGTTTTCAAGATCCGAGAACACCTTCTTCATCGCGGGGTCGGGGGTAGTCAACCCAGGCATCGTGACTTCGAAGAGCCGCAATCTTCCAGCGTCGGTATTCCGTATCAGACGATCCACATGATCCGCTAGTCTCTCGTTCGATGCCAGGGTAATCAAAGTATCCCATGTAGAAGTATTTTGCTGCTTGATCGAAGAAGTAAGCCGTGATTTTTCCCGACCTTGACCAAGGGTAAACAACGTCTTTACGAAGGCGACCAGGGATTCTCCAGACCGTAACTCGTCCCAATATGCCGGTATCGTATTCAAAAATCCAAGCTTGTTGATCACCGAAAGCTGTGTATCGTCCAACATCGCCATGCCATTCGTCGGGTGCCCCCATACAGACTGGGCTGTCCTTAGTACCGCCGATTTGCCAGTACCACTGCCAGCCGAATAGACCGAAAAGGTCAGACCCTTCACGGAGGAGAAGCACACCAATGGCGCGGCGAATGCTGTCAACAAGGTACAGACTGCTGCCTGGCGCGGGTCGCGTATCAGGACTGACGCTGCTTTCTTCCATACGTCGGGCGATCCTTTGGGCGAATAGTTCGCCACCATTTTCTTGTCGGGGTGAATGAAGTCGTGCTCGATGGCGCCGTCGAACACCTTGCCGCCCGCTGCGAATACGTGCTTGCCACCACGCGTACCCCAGCCTAGACCGGACTGTTCTATCCGAACATTGTTCTTGACATCCTCCATCTTGCGCAGCCAGACGCTCATGATCTTTTTGAACTCCGTGATATGCTCGCCGCTTACGTTAAGCCCGGCGTTGAACATGGTCAACCCTAGTGAGTCACCCTGTGTGGCGAGAAGCGAACCGTCGAACTCCAAGTGGTGCGTTCGTTTTTTGCCCATGCATTCCATGGCGATCTGGCGTAGATGTTCACCGACTTCAGTGACCTCAACATTGGCGATACGGTAAGGGAAGGCGAGCGTATACACAGCTGGAAGTTCGGGTGTGGCATCTTTGATCTTGCGCTCCACCGAATAATCGCCCATCCGGTAGTTACCCGACAGGTAACTAGTTGCTTCGAGCTTGCCCAGAACCATTGGGGTCTTGATGTTCCCGTTAAAGGGGCACCCCGCGCATAGACTGGGCTTGTGTGCGGATAGCGTACTGCAGAGGATGGGTTTGACGGCCCCAGTAGCTTTCTGCTGAAGCACCTGCGTCCACTTAATATGGGTCTTCTCTGCGTTGTAGCCAGCATGGCCCGCCGATATTTTCTCAACATAAGCTTCTCCATCCTCGCAAAAAGAAAGCAGCGCCATGAGCTGGCGCCATTTGGGCTCGGTGTGCTGCGCGCCGCCGGTGTCGCAGGCTTCCTTCATGACGTTGCATTTGCGCTCTATCTCGGAAGCAAAGTAAGGAACATTGGGATAAGCGGAGGCAGGTAGGCTGCCCAGATCATCAGCGTCCACGAGTGACGCCAGTGCCGCGACAGCAGACCCAGCAGCAGGAACAGGCACCAGAGCACGTAGAAGAGCGGCAGGATCGAAATCTCGCCCAGTGTCTTTAAGAACTCGACAGGCGATAGGCGGCGAGGATTTATGATTGAGCGTGCCAGGCACCCGTAATATCCGTGCGGCATCGGAGGTAACAACAGGGTCCACCTTGAAGCCCGCGGATAGGCACTTCTCTTTGAGCTTGCCCGCGAGCGCCCGCCACGCGGCAACATCGAGGTCACGATCGAAAGTCCAGTAAGCATGAATCCCCCTGCCTGAGTCTACATAGATGCTCGGCCCTGGAAACCCAGTGGCCTTGCAGAACGCCGAGAGTTCCTTCAGCGCGTTGCCCTTGTCCCCAAACTCTTGAGGATCAAGGTCGAGGTACAGGCACCGCTTGGACTTGGGATCCTTGCGGCCACCCGTACTCGGAGTGTTCCCGCTGGCGCGGGTATGCTGTCCATAAGAACCTATTGCCAGGAACACGTTGAGATTGGCCGCTGACAATCGCTGGACAGCCTTGTCCACCGACGCAAGGTCAGGGAGGTTTGTGACCTCCCTGGCACCCGCGGCCCCGATAGCCACCACCACGTAGCTCCCCTTGGCGGGGAGTACGCGGGTGTAAAATGACAGCACGGCTACTCGGTTGCGATCGAGTTCAGCTCACCGAGAATGCTCGCGATGTCGTCTTCCATGTTGCTGGCGGGCATCTGCTCAGTCTCCTCGCTGGCCGCGATCGGCTCGGGCTCGGTCTTGTTGACCGGCGGCGCTGCCGGGGGCTTGGCGACTGGGGCCTTCTTGGGAGCTGGAGCCGGGGCTTTCACGGGCAACGGTGCTGTCTGGGTTGCTACTGCGGGCTTGGCAGCAGCAGGCTTGACCGCCGGAGGGGGCGGCGGAGCGGTCTTCTTGGCGGGCGCGGGCGTCGCAGCCACCGGCTGCTCGAACACGTCATCGACCAGCGCAGGCTGCTCGGCGGGCGGTGTCTTCGGCGCTCCGAACTCCAGACCCAGCACCTTCTCAACCTGCTCGGACTTGTACCAGGCAACCACTTCCTCGGCCTCTGCCTCGGTGAGCGGGCGGATGGCTTTGAACACCGGCTTCGGGTAGCTGACGCTGGTGTCGAACCCGATCCGTACGGCCACCGCGTTGTAGGGGAACCCGCGCGCCTTGAGAGTATCCGAGAACTGCGCCAGGTCTTTCAGCGCGGTCGCTGCGACACGGAACAGCATGGGTCCGCCGAACAGCTCGTTGGCCAAGTCGCCCAAAGGCAGGACTGCCAGCTTGCGGTTGTCGGCGCACGCCTTGCTCTTGGCGCCAGTCTGCGGATTGATTCGGCTGCCGAACGCGTTCATCGGGCACGCGGCACAGTTGCTGTGCACCGGCCTCTCGACTTGGGCGGCGGGGAACTTGCCATCGAGGGACCAGCAGTTGGGCGCCTCGCTGTCGCCCTCGGTGAAGCCCTTCTCGTAATACTGCTTGGTGATCGCCTTGTTGGCCTTGACGATAACAGCTTGGTAGGAACTCACCGGGTCGCCGTTGGCATCCGTGACGATGGTCGTGTTGCCCTGCCACTTCACCTGGAAGCGCGAGCCCTTGAGGGACAGGATGGCGTAACTGCCGCCGACGCCATCTGATAGGTCGTCGTTCACGTCCATGCCAGCGTAGACGGCGGGGAGGTTGGAGTTGTCTTCTTCGAAGACGATCAAGTCGTTCATGATTTTCCTTTGAGATAGTTAAGTAGGGCGGCTAATAAATCAGGATCGTCGTTTAACAAACCTAGAACTCGATTGCAGCGATTGCAAAGCCATCCTCTGAATACATTCGCTTGGTGACAATGATCTAGGCATAGTGATCTTCTATCGGGTATACACTTACATACCTCACAGTGAGTTGGTTCTGGCCTTGTTGGAATCGGCAAACCAGCGTAGCGCCTTTGAGCAGCTCTGACCCTGGTCTTGTTCTTCTCACGGTATCTCTTGGCCGCCGCTTTTTTAAGCTCTCTAACCCTATCAGGGTGGCGAGCACTGTACCGCTTATTAGCTTCGCGCTCAAGGACTCTATGGTGCTCGGGGCTTAGGCTTCTACGCTTACGCTTGCTAGCCGCAATGCGGGACCGATTCTTGGCACCCCATTCACGGTTGTAAGCGGCCTGCTTTTTAGGATCAGCGTATCCCATTAGCCCCTCCGTACCCTCACTTCGACTTCAGTTCGGACATTGACTCCAGGGGGTACCTCGCCTTGGGACTCCATATATTCCTGAACAACCGTCTTACTGACGCGCCGTTCTAGGAACTCCCAGGCTTCAGTGGAACGAATCCAATTTAAAGTTGCATCCCAGTCCTCCACGGTGCAAGACGTGCAGTTGGACAGATAGGCTGTCCCTACGTCCTTGGCAGCAAAACTGGTGATGCCCTGGAGCTGAAGCTGCTGCTGCAGAAACGCCTCCAGTTTAGCCAGTTTCTCTTCGAAGGGCGCGAGCGCGGCCTTCTGTTCCTTCTTCATCTCCGCGATTCTATCTCGGATGGTTATTACCCCCGAGATTACCGTATCGAGTTTCATGATCAGGTTCCTTGTGTTGACTCTTCAAACATGTCGAGCAGCGTACCTTGCATCTTGAGGTTACGACGGAGGCGGGAGTATACATGTGACTCAGCCTTTGTCGCCTGGATGTGAACAATATACGTGTTGTTTGTTTGCCCACTGCGCGTGATGCGCGCGTTCGCTTGCTCATAAGTCTCAGCGGACATCGTGGGCAATGCCCAGATGACCGTGTTCGCCTGCACCAGAGTTAGTCCGTGCGACATCGTTTTCGGATGCGCCACCAGGACTCGCAGGCTTGCGTCAGATTTAAACCGGGCGAAGATCAAGTCGCGTTGCGACTTCGGCACATCGCCGTGGATCATCGCCGTCGAGTAGAGCCTCCCCAGGACCCCATTAAGGAGTTCAACGAAGTAGCGGAAAGGCGCGAAGACGATGACTTTGTTTTGCGTGCCTTCGATGACATCGACAATCTCTCGGATCCGCTTGGCCCCACCCACGTAATGCCCCTTGCCAGTGGCGTCGTATGCGAACCCCGCAGACAGCTGGAGAAGTTTGGAGAGCTTAACTCCTTCATTCGCTGCGGTGATCTCAGACGATCGGACTTGTATCGCGAGTTCGTCAAACATTTTCTTGTACAGTCGAGCGGCCCTTGGATCAAGTTCCACATCGCGCGTCGTATAAGTAGTAGGCGGTAGATCGAAACATTGGTCGCGGGTGTATCGTATCGAAGGCTGCATGGTGTCGAAGACGATATCGTTGGCTTCGCCTCGGGGTACCCACTTGAACTGGCTGAGCTGCCGCATGGTGCGGTCTTTGAAAGCCTTGAAGCTGAACCCGACTCGTTCGGGTGTAAGCAGCTTGACTTGTCCGTAGGCATCTGTGGGCTCGTTCGGTGTTGGCGATCCGGTCATGCCCCATGCGTACGCAGCGCGGCTGACCAATGGCTTCAGAAACTTCCATCGGTTTGATCGTGAGTTCCTGTACACAGCCAGCTCGTCGATCGCGATGCAGTCGATATCTGGGCGCGCCCAGATATCCTGGTGCAATACTTGCACCCCGTCGTGGTTGATTATGTACACATCCGCGGGCTGCGACAAGATCTTCAGCCGCCGCTTTTTGTCGCCGTACAGCACCGCGGTGGTCAGGTGATGGAAGTTCTCGAAGATCTCGTTCTCCCACACCCCCACTAGGGTTGAGAGCGGAGCCACCACAAGTAGAGACCGAGCGCGACCGATGGAGCGCAGCCAGTCATAAGCGTAAAGAACGGCGCGCGTCTTGCCCACGCCCATCTCAGAAAGAACATATACCCTCGAGTTGGTTGTGCATAAATCGGCAGTGACCCTCTGGGACTCGAAGGGGCTGCCACCCGCCCACGCGTAGTGGTACTGTATCGGCGCCGCTGGATTCAGCCCCATGTTCCTCAGTAGCTTCACCGTGTCCTCGTCGTGAGGCACCGCTAGATACAGAGAGCCCTTAACCTGGAACCTCTTCGCGGCAGTCCCTAGGATGTTCTCCAGGTCGGCCCTGTACGGCAATACAATTTTACGTTGGTCGGGGAAAACCTTCATGCAGCCTTGCGCTTACGGTACACGATGTGCCGTTCGTACCCAAGCCACTTGAGCACCTTGCCACATGGCAGCATATCCCCGCGCAGGATGTTGCTGATAACCGGGGGAGATATTTTTAATCTCCGGGCTATCTGCGCCTGCGAGCTGGCGGCGACGCGCCGCTTCAGCTCCTCGACTAGTTCCTCTGGGGCAACCTCGGTGTTCCTTAAAATCCTGGGCATTTACTTCTCCGCTCTAACGATCTGATTACGAATGAAGTTGACCACGCGGGCCTGGTTGGCTGCGTCGTCAACGGGATGGTGCGCCACGGTGCCGGGGTTATACACATGCCCATAGGCGATGCCGAGTCGGTCGGCTTCCCCTTTGATTGTGCGAAAACTCCTACTGCCGTTGTACTTGATTGGGAACGGCCCGGTGTTCAGGTGGTTTTTGCTGGCAACACGTGACCACCAGGACTTCATGATCACGATGTCGAAGTCGGGGTCGTTGGCCCAGCACTCTTTGATGTCGTGCGCCCTGATGAACTCGCCCAGCTCCAGGGCGACAGAAATATCTTTCTCCTCGCCGTTGAAACTGTAAGCCCGCGCGGCCTCGTTCTGCTTCATCCACCACTGGACCGTGCTGCCGTCGATGTCACCGTGCCAGTCAGCGGGACGGATCGCCCAGCCCTGGGAGTCGATCACCCCGGTTTGAGAGAACGCGACCACACCTACGGAGATCACACACGCGGCGGGCCCTGTCCCCAGGGTCTCGATATCAATCATCATTTGCTTCATGAGTATTCCTTGTAATTAGATCTACCAGACACTTCGCTATCTCCTCACTGATGTTATGTTGATCGACGCAGATCGCGATGCCCCCCGCGTCCTGTATGTCCGACATGGTGCGCGTCTGCCGCGGCGTCGGCTGCTTGCCCGGCGCCTTGGCCTCGATGCCCACATAGACACCAATGGTCTTACCCACCATAGCCGGGGTGATTACTATAGGGATACACGTATGGAAGTCAAGCGCTGGAGCGCCCATACCATTTTGTACCGGGCAGTGGTAATAAGCTTGAAGCTTACTTAACCATTTTTTTAAGGAAGCCTTTACCTTCCCTTCTGGTGTTTCAGCCAACGCCGTATCTCCTTGAGTACAAGTTGCTTAGGCCAATTCCTTGCTGCGCGATTGAGCCAACAAGGAATGATCTGTACGTTACCACGAACATAACCTCGGAGGGAATCTTCCCTATCAATCGAAGCACTTGACGGGTGACTAATCTCCATCGACACCCATCCTAGTCGTACGGCTGACTCAAGTAGATCTTGAACATGCTTACGTGTAATCGTAAATTTAATACCACGACGCTTCGCATTACCGCGGGCGGTGTGCCATATAGCGGTAGCCCTATGAGGCACGCTGTCGCGGCGAGTTCTGCGCTTATAGGCTATCTGCCAAATTCGTTGGCACTCTCTACAATTGCCGTTTGAATATCGCCCCGCGTTGTGGCCGCGCTTGCATTTTGTCATGGAATAGATCCTCCGAATACACCGTACGGATTCGGCGCCAGCGACAGCTCGTACTTGGACTTGAGCATCCCGCAGAAGGCGCACTGAGCGGGCTTGCCGATGAACGTGTCGTTCGGCACCTGCTTGTGGCGGGTGCAGTCGGCCTGGCGCTTGGCGATCAGCGCCGCTTCTTCCTCCTTTGTCACGGCAGTCGGCGCGGCGGGCGGTCGTCGTTGAACAGCTCGGGGTTGTCCTTCACATCCAAGATCATCCCTAAGCATGCTGCTGCGTGCTTGACATGATGGACGCCCGAGTCTGGCGCGTTGTCGTCTTGGTCGATCCGATCGTACCAGTCGTGCAGATGCCGCAGGCACGCTGCGTAATAGACACTTGCGGAGATCTTCTTTTCGCGCCAGTTGAAGGCGCCGTACTTGGCAGCGCCGTTGGCGAACGCCTCGGCGGCACCAGCGGGCAAGGCGGGCGGGCACAGATGCAGCGGAGTCTTCTTGATCCCGAATGCCGTCTTCGGATTGTTGTCGGGGTAGCCCAACTCCACTTGGGGGGTTGTCAGCTCACCGTTCATAACCTCGACTATTGTGGTCGGCTCCTTCACTGCGTCCTTCACCGCGTCGTGTGCCTTGCGGCGCCGCGCGTACTCGTCATACCCCGCGTTTTCTTTCATGACTTGTTTCCAAAGTGTAGACCGTTGAACCAGCGGCGTATGATGTACGACCGCGCCAAAGAGATCCCGGTGTAGATCAATCCCATCAGGAAGTTATTCCCAGCGGATATGTGCATTCCGAACAACGGGAAGATCAGCAGGTTCGCGAAATAGTTGATCGTGAACCCGATGAATATGTTGACCCACGCCTCGGCCAGCGAACCCTTACGAGTCTGCATACGTGCCCTGTTGCATAGGGAACGACATCTGCTTGGGCCTGCGCTTCTCAGCGTTGATCTCCTCGATCAACTCCTGGCGCATCCGGCACGTGATCTGTTGGATGCGCCCCGCGGTGACGCCCATCTCTGCTGCGAGCTGCTTGTGCGTGCCAAGAATCAATCTCGCTTTGAACCACTCGCGCACGCGCGCCATTTTCTCGTCGGACATCTTCTGATAGATTCTCGTCATAGTCTCCACTCTCCGTCGATGATTGTGATCAGTTGCCTCTTCCCATCAGCATGCACCACGCAGTGCGTATTGAGCCAGGCGCCTGGTCCGTGGGTGTACTCGAGTCGTAGCATAGTACTGGTACCCACTTGGTAGCATCCTTCGTCGATCGCTGGAGAATGGCTGTGGCCGATAACGGATCGGATTCCCACACGTCGCAGGTTACGGGTCGAACCCTTGGCCCCAGATGGCCCAATATCGCCATGCATAGCAAGCTCAATACCACCACGGACAAGACTACTTGAGCCGCGGAGTACCTTGACCGCCTTGCTGTCGGAGAACTTGGTGAACCAGTATTCGAAGGGGCTGGGGGCTTCAAACCCCTGCGGGCCAATTCGGCTATGCTCAAGGATATACGCCCCAGTCTCAAAGTAAAATCGCGCATTGGTTAAGTCTTCCTTCCAGTCAATGTCAGACATATAACGGGTAACGAACTCGTTATGGTTTGAGGTTACGATGTAGCTCTCCATGTCCCCAACAGTGCGGGCACAGACGAACGCCACGCAGCGCTCGATCTCTTTACGAACGTCGTTCAATCCGGCACGCTGCTTAGCTTCCCTGATAAACGGATTGCGGTTGTGGTGGGGGTTCACACTATAGGCATCCAGCACATCGTGCCAGATCAAAGCCTTTGGTTTGAGCACGTCGATGATCCCGTCTGCACCGAACGTCGCGCGCTCCACCACCGGGTCTATGAAGTCGGTGTGGGTGTCGCCCATCACCAGTGCCAGCGGCCTATCGGCGCGGCGCTTACCTGCCGGTGTAAACCGCAGGTTTAAGTCCGTGAACTCCCCGTTCTTGTTCGCGTTCAGATGCCTCAAATGGAAACGCTTCTTGTCCACGACCTCCACGATCACTGCCGCAAGCGCGTGGTGAAATTCGCCCAAGGCCCCCGCGCGGGAGTCGGTGTAGTTCGGCTTGGTCACTGCCCCCGTTGTGGTCAGCACCTTGGGGAACTTGTTGCTTGGGCTTGCGACGACCTTTAGTGCGAGCTTCGTATGAGCCAAAATCGAACTTTCGCCATGGGTGATTGCTTCGAACCCGCGCAGCGGGTCGCTCGCCGTCGGCTGGACTTTGATCTCCGCCAACAGCGTCAGGTTGTCGTTGATGTCGAGTCTTTGATTCCATAAATACTTGACTACCTTTTTGTCCCACCACTCTAGATCTTGCTGATCTTTCGAGAAAACACTGGTCGGGTTCTTGTAGCGAAACGGAACCACCAGCAGCTGCGCATCCAAGTGCCGCGCGGCGCGCAGCAGACTTGCAAAAAAGTTCCTATGAATAGGCGTCGCGTTCTGTGCCGAGGTTATGATGAACCTCTTGGCGCCTTCGGGCAGTTTGCGCTTGAACACTGGGTCAGTGATCGGCGCGCCGGCTCGATCGCGGTAGGGCGCATCGGGATTGGTCGTCGAGTAACACGTGCGCCTTGGTGGCACGTTCTCACGACACACCCATCGCAGTCTGCCGCCAGCCGTGGCCGCACCACGCACCATACGGCGCAAGCCACACTTTGGGCACAGCGGACCCTGCTTAAACTTCGGCATTTAATACTTTCCGGCTGACGATCATACCCTTGGGGATGCGAGAGCGAGTGTGGGTAGTGCCATCAGCCTGGCAAGAGTCCATCGCTATCGTGACGTTGTTGTCCGTCTCTTTCACAACCCAGCCGACGCTGGTGATAATCGGGTTATCGTCTGGCACCGCATCGGCAGATGCCCAGGACAAGTCCTTGTCAGCATCGCCACCTGCGTCGCGCCAGACGATAAGTTCTATGTTCATTCGAATAGATCTCCAGGGATCTCCTCGGGTAATCCTGGGTCGGGTGCGAGAAGCGCGACAGACGCAGCCTCGACTTCTGGACTCTTGGGTCCCAGGTTTTCTGGCTTGCCGTAGCCGCACTTCTCACACTCGACCACTTGAAAGCGGTGGCCCCTTCCACACGAGGGGCAGAATATAAACTTAGTTCGCATCAGCTTTGGCATCAGGTTGGAGTGGATACCATGCGAACACTTGATCGACATGCGCTTGATTTCGAGTCAGCAGAGTTTCGCGCGCCTCATTTGAACCATAGGCGATGTAAGGGTGATCTGCTGCTGATCTGTGACCGGCCCAAGCGCTCGGCGCGCAAACAAACTCGACCGCATCTTCAAGGTGGAAGCAAGGCGGATTCGCCATTGCAGATAACGTGACCCCAATCGGCATCTCCATTGGATTGTGTTCGTAGTAGTCGGCATCGCGTCTCGGCAAAAACGATTCCTCTTGTGTGCGCCATGCTTCACGCAAGATAGGTCCGTGCTGTTCGCGCACAGTGACGAATGGCCACGATAGGATGTTGCAGCGGCATTCCGAGTCCAAAATCCGGCTCGCAGAATGTCTCGCCCGCGCAGCAGATAGGAACGGTACTTCAGTTCCATTCGCCTCTGTATTAGACTCAGACTCCTCCGTGGGCTCAGCGGGCGAAACACTAGGCTCAGGGTCCACGTACCCGCAGCCGCCGCGCTCCTTGTCGCACTCGGTACGGCGCTCGTCGCGCATCTGATGACACTTCGGACAGATTACAAAGCTCATGTAGTATTCCTCAAGTAGTTAAGGGCGCTTTCTAGTCCCTCGATACAATCTCCTAACATACCGATGCCAGCATTGCATTTTCGACACAGCCATCCGCGAAACTTATTCGTCAAATGGTCATGGTCCATACAAAGCGACTTCGATGGCCTGCCGCAATTCTGACAAAAAAGCGGCATTTTTGCACGGTCTATTCCAAATTCGCGAAGCTGCTTGGCACGGTGCGCCTTGGCGCTAACGCCCGGCTTTTTACCTGACAACTTCCTAAGAGCAGCGATGCGTACTCTATTGCGATGATACCAATCCCGTACCTGTTGTCGATGTGCTTCGGTGCGGACACGTTTTACTTTTCGTTGTGTGGGCACGAGCGCACCGGACAATACTTGCAGTTCCAGCCTGGTCTTGCAGGGAACTCGCTATTGACATGGGCATCATGGTATCGAGTAATTCTTGGCAGCAACTCGGACCATACCTTTGGCGCTTCTTCCCGCATCATAATCTGCTTAGTAATTGTGCGTGTCTTTGTCCAAAAATATGCGAGAGTAGCCTTCTCCATCTGGGGCAAAAGCAAGAACATGACAGCACCGCGAGCCGCAGCTGCGTGAAGTCGTCCTTCGGCTTGCCAGTCTTCCAGTCCCACATGATGCCCTGCCTGCCATTCAGGATGGTGAGTCTGAAATAATCCGGCAATAAACGTCTTTGTCGAACCACCCAGTTGGCTCGTAGTTCGTGTTGATGGCAAGTTTCTGCTCACAGATGAACTCACCGGGGAACGCCTTGATCTGTGCCAGAAATTTTTCGTACTGCTTCATCTGCAGGGGCAGCGGCTTGCCGCTTTTGAAATATTCTTTGAACGCCAGGTGTACGTCAGTACCCCACTGCGTATGCTCGTTGGGGATGTCCTTGATCGAGCGGGCCACCGAGATGGCGTGATACTTCTTGGGGCACTCTTCATAAGAGTTAAGCCGCGAGTACGAGAAGGCGGTTACGCCTGACATGATCTATTTTGCGTTGCCATAACAGTCTCCTATTCCTACTTCACATGCGACGGGTAATGCGGGTAGCCATGGTACTTGTGTTGTCATAACCTTGGCAACTACTTTCGCTACCTTGTCTGCCATGATCTCAGGGACAACATAGACCAGTTCGTCATGAACCTGCAGCACGGACTGCAACCCTGCGCGGGCCAGCTTAAGCTCAGCCGTTGTTATTATGATCCTGGCAAGAGCCTGGCAGATGTTTTCCATGAGTAACCCACCCCAGACGCGCCTGAAACTCTTGGCCGTGCCCTTGCCTAGTATCTGTTCGTGGATCAGTCCCTCGCTGGTGTTCCTGATCCCTGGATATATAATCGGCATGCTGTTCGGCAGCACGATCCGCTCGTGCATGAACGTCACCGGCCCCCAGCAATACATGCCCGACTTCGGAATCATGTGCGTCGCGTAATGGGACAGCGACCGCCAGGCTTCGGGGATCTGTGGATAATAGTCTCTGTACAGCCAGACGATCCTGGTGGCCAGGGTCGGGTCCATCTTGACCCGCGCGATCTGCATCTGCTTGTAGAACTTCTCCCAGCCCATGCCGTATCCCAGCCCCAGGATGCACGTCTTGCCTACGAACCGCTCGACTTCGTTGGCCTTGGTGATCAGTCGTCCGTAAATCCGTGTTGCAAATTCACTATAACTATCTCGCCCTTCCGCGAAAGCACGAACAAGGTGAGCGCAACCCGACACCGTTGCCACCAGCCGGGCCTCGATGTTGGAGAGGTCTGCGGCCACGATCTTGTATCCTCGTGGTGCGCGAAGTGCCATGCGAAGATGGCCAGCTTTAAGTTCCTTCGTAAGCTTGTCTCGTTTGACGCGAGATAGGTTCTGCAGGTTAATCCGATCGAAGCCAGAGAATCTTCCAGGCCCCGCACCATAGTACAGAAGCGGCACCGGGAGCTTTCGGCCTCCAAGGATGTCGAGGTCGTAGAGAGTTTGGAATCGCGCAAGACGTTTAGCCTCCATGGTTGAGCTGGTGAAGATCTTGGCTTCTGCCAAGGTCCGTACCCGCGGGTCGTCGTGAGTGAGCAACTTGATCATGCCCTCGTCGTCTTTGGCGAAGGCTGCGGTCGGCTTGCCGGTCCGCTGACTGTTCTTGGTTGGGACGACTACACCATAGCTCTGCAGTTGCTTGGTGAACTGCACTCGCGATCTTAACTGCGCTTCCGTGCAGTTGAGCAATGCGCACTTGGCTAGAATATCCTGACGCTTGTTCTCTAAGTCCTGACCCCGCTCGCGGATGACGTGGGTATCAAGGACAAGCTTAGGTCTTACAAACTTCTTAATAGTAAGATCGACCAGATCCTGTTCATCAGCTGGCATCGTGCGCGCAAGATATTCGTATACCTTCCAGCATAGCCACGTGTCATTAGCGCAGTAGCGTCCATAACTAGCCAGGTCATCAGGAGTAAAATCGCTGCGGCGATACCCCGAGTAGTTGTGAACTTCGCTGCCCTTCTGTCCAACTCCCAGGAAATCGCAGACTTTAGCAAGAGACATTGAACCAGTATAAGGTGCGACATACGGGCGCGATCCCATCATCGTGCAAAAAAACTGAGCGGGCTTGTAGCCAAACACCCACTCTAAAATCGACCCATCGAAGATGGTGTTGTGCGCAATGAGCCGGGTCTGTTGCCAGGGTATTTTGGACAGCACTTTTGATAGGTAACTTAAGTCACCGCTGAACCAAGTAGCTGGGCTCCCATTGACACTCAACGCCATCCCGATGGGTTCGAACCTGCCGTCTAAGACATACTCAGGGGTGGTGAGCTTGCTAAGAGAATAATCGGTGTCGTAAAAAGTCTCGAAGTCGAGCGCGACATTTATTAGTTGAGTCATATCCCCTGAGCCTATCCTAGTCGATCTTGAAAGTACACCAGTTCGTGTCGCAGGTATTCCAAACGCGATTGACTCCACCTGTCGGGAAACAAGCTGGCCTTGGTCAGCGCCAGGCTGGCCTTCATGACATCTTCTTTGTCATAGGCTGCCCACTCGTAGGGCATGTTGCTGGCACGCTTCTGCTCGCGAAGCGCGTCGCGGGCGTCGCCGGTCAGGTACTGCGCCAGCTCGGGTAGCGCCCTGTTGATCTGCCCGGCGGTGTTGCACTTCTCTATCACGAAGCTGCTGACACGGTAAGCAGTACAAAACTCGGTGTCGATCTGCGCGACGGTCTTCATCCACTCGACCAGCTGGTACCAGCGTTCATGGCCGAACGGCCACGCATCCTGCAAACGCTGCCCCAACTGCACATCGGTAGCGCGATCGGCGGGCACCGGATTGAGCAGACGCACCCGGAACTTTATCTTCATGGGGCTCACGTTATCGAGCGCCCGCATAATACCTGCTTCTTTGTCATTGGTCGTACAATATATGCTGTAGCCGCTCTTCGTGAGCTTCTCGAACGCTTTCGGAATCTCGGGGTCTTTGAAGTGCAGGTTCCACCACAGCTTGATCTCGTCCTCTTCGAGCGGCATCGGGAAGCAGTTATGCGCCCGCCCCAGCAGCCTGTTTACCCCACCCAAAATCTGCTCTTTTGATCGCGCACTCAGTGTGCTAGCCATCCTAATCTCCTAGTTTTACGTGAACCGTCGTACCCCAAGGGGCCGTGATGTCTGGGCTGGTGATGCACCAGATCACTTCGTACCCTTCAGGCTCGTCGCCGAATCCGGTGTAGCCATCCGTGAGGATGATGCACGCACACCGGCTCCAGGCTCCGCTCCTCGATCTCGCGGAAGATCACGGTCATGTCCGTGCCGCCCCCGCCACCGGCACGCTGGGCCACAGCAGTCAGCTCGCTCGGGTCGTCGAACTCGATCAGCTCGTCGTTGTGCAGGGCTGCGTCCACATAGCCGAGATATATCTTCTCGGGTCGGACCTGTTCCAAGACACCCTTCACTTCGCCCATGAATACTGCCAACTCCCTATCACCAATGGAGCCAGACGTATCGACCTCGATGACTACCTCACCGGCCTGGTTGCCGATCCGGCCCGGCCAGGGGATATGCGGAGCCACCCCCAGCTTGCGCCGGTTGAGCTTGCTCCAGCTGGCTTCCTCGTTGCCGTAGATGCACAGGATGGTGCGCTCGATCATGTCCTGCCACCTGACTTGCGGGTCGATGATCTCGTCTATAAGGCGCTGCAGCGAGGCGGGCATGGTGCCCATGGCCCTCTGGGCAGCCGCAGCCTGCGCCACGGCGCGCTGGATCTCCGCGGTCCTGGTAGACGGGTCGGGCGCATCGGGCGCGGCGGGCATGTGCTGATCCCAGCCGCCGCCACCCCCACCGGGCTGCTTGGGCTCGTCGGGCAGCTTGCAATAGATGTCGTCCACCAGATCATCCATGCCGTACTGGGCGTTCAGCAGCGTGTCCAGCGGCTGCTTGCCGACACCGGCCTTGTTCAGATGGTCGTTGATGTTGTAGTCCGCAGCCTTGTTGAACTTCTGCTGGTCCCACTCTTTCATATCGGGTCCGAACCCCAGATCCTGATAGAGCCTCATGCGCTCGGGGTGCTGCAGGATCACGTGCGTGATCTCATGGGCCAGCACGAAGATGCGCTCGGGAACCGACAGCTTCGCCATGAACTTCGGGTTCACATAGATGCGCTTGCTGTCGGTCGCCGCAGTCGGGTTGGGTTGGGACGTGCCGGGGAAGGTCTCGCACTCGACCACCTCCAGCAAGTTGAACGCCAGCACGGCAAAGAACGGCTGTTGGCCGATCAGTGCCGAGAGGGCCTGGGTTGTTGCTTCAGATCTCTGTGCCATTATTGAAATACCTCCTGCATGGCCGCCTCGGTCGCGAGTTGCTGCGCAGTGCTTGCCAGCACAGCCGCCGCGGCCTGGTCGTCTTTGTATGCCGCTACCGGCTTGTGGATGATGGTTGACTCGATCTTCATCACCAGTTCCTGCAGCTTGTCGTTACCTGTGAGGTTCATGGACTTCGCCAGTCCTGTCAAGCTCTGCATGTTGGTAATGAGACTATCGAACAGCCGGGTCTTCTCGCCTGCAGCCACCTTGGTCATCTGCTTGTGAATGCGCTGCAGCTCCTCGATGATCCGCGTCTGCATGTCCTTCATGGCATTCTCCACTTGGGACTGCGCCAGCAGCTGGTGCCGTTTGCCCAGCTCGTTCGCTAGGGCCGCGGGTACATTGAGGCGGCTGAAATCAGACACAGCCGGTATCGGCTTGAGATCAACCGTGACCGAGAACATCTGCGGAAGACTCGACGCATCTGGGTAGTCGGTGATGTCGGCCAACGCACCGAGATTGCGCATGGCTTCCTGCACCCGCTGGGGCCACGCCGTAACCAGCTTGATGACTGCACGGTCGTACTCCTTCTTGATACCAGCCAGCTCGCTCAAGAATCTGAACGAGTCCACTGTGGCCAACACCCGATCGCCCCGCTTGGCGCCCTCGGAGCTGCTCCAGGGGAGCGTATTGTTGTACACGAAAGTCCGCAGCGCGTTGCCCATCTGATGCACTTCCTTCAGTTCCTGACCAGCACTTGCCAGCAGGTTCTTCACGAAGTTGCCAGAGTCGCGCGTTGCGCTCTTGCTAGCGATCAGCTCGTCACTCGCCTCGCGGTCGGTTCGCTTGCCGGACCACGAGCGAAGCTGCATGTCCACCAACATGTAATTGGCAGACAGCACATCGCTGAGATTATTGACATCCATCGGAACTCTCCTTCAAAAGTTTGATTGCCCGACTCCACTGGGATCGGTCCTCGG